AGGCCCCCCACGTCTACTCGAAAGATTTACATCTACCCTTTTCTACCTTTTTACCACCGCATACAATGGTTCTCTCATCAATTCGTGACTACTTACACGAAGCACAGCTTCGCATCAAGAAAGAATGGCAAACATTCCAACACTCACATGAAACCACTGGTTACTCAACAGACCGTCCCACAGACTCCGACCTCCGCCGTTACTACGACTCAGCTCGAAATTATGACGCCGAACAACACCGTACACTGGAATACGAACACAACTTCTCGCAAACATATGAACGTTACACTAACATGAACATTCAACGCAATGAACCCTTCGAACATTATCGCACTCTCGCTGACAATGAACTTCCTCCCTCACGTACTCCCGCCCCTGGCATTACCGTTCTACCTTACCGTTATCACACTGGACAACTCGTTTACACAACCGATGATCTCCCTGAATCTGGATTTGAACTCCACCCTCTCATCAAGTACTTACTCGATCGCAAATACTATCACTACAAACAGTACACTGACAAATACTGCCGCCCACTTGGCACTACAGACGCTACTTTCTCCGATTTTAACCGCGAACAACTACCAATTGATCCAATCGAACAATCCCGCAAAGAAACGATCCTCCCCATCGTAACTACAATTCTTAACGGACTTCCTTACCTCCCACTTCACTTTGTTGACACACGATTTTGCAATACACCCAAATCTACTGGCACTGGATACTTCCAACGCTACTCAACATTCTTCCGAACCCATGCTTACTACGCACGAAACTCTATATACGCACTCCGCCCTACTTCAAAAGGCTACTACTTTAACACCGTATATGAATTCTCCCGCACCTGGATGCACCACATCAAGGAATACGGATACCCCTTCGTCCCATCTGAAAACGCATCTGACAACATCAGACAACTCCGCATTTTCTTTCAAAAGCACGTTACTATGCTCTTCACTCGCAACCACATCTCTGACCGAGACGGAAACCTCAAACAACGTCCTGTTTACGCCGCCGATGATTTTCTCATCCTCTGTGAACTAATGACTACGTTCCCGCTCCACGTCATGGCCCGATATCCTATCAACGGATTAAAATCTGCAATTATGTTTAGTTTTGAAACTATCCGTGGCTCAAACCACTACTTGGACTCACTAGCCCAATCGTTTCAATCCTTCTTCACTATAGACTGGTCTTCATTCGATCAACGCGTACCTCGCGTCATCACTGACCTCTTCTTCACAGATTACCTCCGAAACTTGATTATTATTAATCATGGTTATCAACCTACTTACGAGTACCCTACATACCCCAACCTTACTGAACACGATCTATACCACCGCATGTCTAATCTCATAAACTTCATGCACACATGGTTTAACAACATGGTCTTCGTCACCGCTGACGGATTCTCATATCTTCGATCCTTCTCAGGCGTACCCTCCGGTATATTGAACACCTCATATATCGATTCCTGGGTTAGCGCTTTCCTCCTCGTCGATGGACTTCTAGAATACGGCTACTCATCAGCCCAAATTCTTGAAATTACCTTCTTCATCTTAGGAGATGACAATACTGGCTTCACACACCTCAGTCATAAAGAACTCACCGACTTCCTCGACTTCTTTGAAACTTACACGCTCTCACGCTACAACATGGTTTTATCAAAAACCAAATCAGTAATCACTATAATGCGCAATCGTATTGAGACTCTCTCATACACATGCAACTTTGGCAAACCCCGCCGCCCACTTGGCAAGCTAGTCGCTCAACTATGCTACCCTGAACATGGCCCCAAAGACAAATACATGTCCGCACGCGCAATCGGTATCGCTTACGCAGCCGCAGGAATGGACCCCGAATTTCATCAATTCTGCTATGATATCTATCATACCTTCCTCCCCTACGCAGCACCCCTCAATGATCACACTCTTGACATGGCCCAGAAACATCTTCCTGGCTATTTCAAAGTCCTTGATTCACTCGCAGCCGAAATTCCTTTCGACCACTTTCCAACCATAGAAGAAGTATTACACAAATACTCCTCCTGGCAAGGCTACTTATCAGCCGCTCCAAAATGGAACTCTGCACATTTCGTGAATCTCCCTCACATCATCCCACCGGATGCAAAAACAATGACACAATATGAACTAGAATTTAATATTCAACGTCCTACAGTTATTGATTGCTTCCAAGACTTCACTCG